CGTTGTATGTTACCGACTGATTAGCTAATGGGTTTTTTGTTGGATAATCAACACTAGATTCCGATGATAAAAAAACAAATGGGATAATACCAAGTTTATTTTCCATGTTCGGATTTTCTTCTTGCTCGACATAGGTTATAGATTTTTTTACTTGCTCACCAGTTGCAGTTTGAATTTTTTGTGATTCAACTTTTATTACAACGTAATTATCCTTTGACCACATTGCATAAACTTTAGAATTTGCCGAGCTGTCAGCTTGTGATTCTGCAATTAAATCATCTGTTCCATCGCCACTACTTGCACCTGCCGTAATATCTCTATTGCCATAATTTAAAATAACTGCGATTAAATCACCGCTATCCTTATCCTTAACAATAGAATACTCGTAAGGTTGTAATGCCATAAAGCGATAACGTTCTTCAGTTACTAACCAATTCACCCACATTAAAGAATACTTGTGGCAATTAAAAATTGTATCAAAACATTGCAATTGTTTCGGTGCATCACCTTGAATGTAAATATTATTCAGTGCATCTGATTTTGTTGTATTACCTGAAACGCTTCGCTTGGGTTGACTCTTATATGCCTTTGATCTTTTATCAGTAATCATTTTAGAAACTGAGACATCACTTATCGTGTAAGACTTCCAAGATTTCGGACGTGTTCTTTTTATTTCTTCTAAAACATAAGGATATTGGTTTCCAGAATATATTTGCCACGCATCGAACGCATCGGCTTTTCTGTTTCGTTCTTCTGATTTTTCAATTTCAGTGACAAGGGTATTAATTACATTGTAATCCGTTAAGTTTAGATTTTTTGCCATGTTTTGAAGTCCTTTTCATTAAAATGATATTTTTTATTTTATGCATTAGTCAAATATTATTTCTGCCTTTGATTCATGTCTGATCGGATCAATGGCCCATAGTAAATATCCGAGCGCATCGCTTGTGTGTGTTCTTCTCTTGTCTGTTGTCTGATCTAGCTTTCCGCCTTTCCAAACAACTTTTTCCAAGTCTTCTCTTAACCATTTACATTTGTTGTCGATTAAAACATTTACTTCTCTTAAGTGTCTATTCACGTTGTTTGTTCTATCAAAAACAATTGGATTGTAAGTTCCCACAACTTGAAATCCGTTATTCCATAAAATATCAAAATCCGATTGGCCCGATGTTTTTCTGTTTCCACCAGTATGATCGGGATAAATTAAAGCACCACCATAACCGCGCTTAATAGCCTCGTGACACCATTTATAAGTGTCAGCATTTTGCTCAATAATTATTTCATCAATAATGTGAAATTTTCCATTAATATATTGCGCGACAACTGAACACATCGGTTCAACGTTAAAGTCTAATCCAATTAGAACTGTTCCTGATTGTCGTTTTAAATTCGCTAGATTTTTTTCACTAAATGAATAATAAACTGAAGACTCTGTTAGGTTTATAAATTCACCAAACAGTTCTTGTTTGGCTAGATTAGTTTGTTCACCACCATAGGCAGATACCAATGATTTGTAATAGCCGTCAGGTAGAAAAATGTTATCCTTTGTTTTAGCCTTAATTAATAAGTGTTCATCTGTCTTATTTGTTACCCAAATATCATGCAAAAAATTTACACCATTGGGCGATGTCAGAGCATAAAATTGATTGACTCCGTTTTTACCTCTAAGACGTTGAATAATTTTTTTATGAATGTACATCGGTGATTGATTAGGACGCCCACAAAATGCGTATTCATCAATTATCATTTTATCGACTGTTAAACCTGCAACGGCCTTATCAATATTTTCCAAGGATCGTAAATAGCAACGCATACCAAGGAAATCAAAAAAACCCTTATTCTCTTGATAATCATAATGTGATTCATTGAACCCATACATTAACAATCTATCTGTCATCGCTTTAACTGTTGAGTCTCTTAATTGCTTATGAGTGTTTGCGCCGATAAAAATTTCATTTGATTTTGATTCGTGTCTGAACTTAACAATTAAATCACCAATGGCGAATGATTTACCTGATCCGACACCGCCAACAAGTAAATTAAATCTTTTATCACTCGATAAAATTTTATGTTGGTGTGGTAGAACTTGAATTTGCATCTGTTGCTACAATCTTAAATTCAAATGGCTTTGAATCATCTTGCTTGTGTTCTATTTTATCTACCCAGCCACAAAGATTTTTCAGAGCGAAAATCATCATGGCAGTGTTCCCCTTATCGGCCATCTCTAATGCCTTACGAACTAACTTTAATCTAGTGTGAACCATATTTTGTTGCCGAGCGTCCGCAAAATCAATGTAGCCAAATTCTTTGCAACGTCTTTCGATTGTGTCTTCAGAGCATTTAAAAAAAGATGCAGTGTCCTTTAGTGTGGGGTTCATTCTGCATAAAGCCTCAAGTTGTTCTTGATCTATTTCTAATTTAGGTCTAGCCATTTTTATTTTCCTTAAACCATTGTAAATAAACTTGGTTCGCTACACCATAAGTCATTAATGGTGGAACTGACATTCCTATCATGTATAAAGCAAGGTTTGTTTTTTGAAATTTATAATCAAGCGGGTAGCTACCTAATACACATGCTTCTTGCTTTGAGAGTTTTCTCGGGCTTTCATAATGCCAAAGCGGAGCTCCTGCTGTGATTGTAAAACACGGACCATCTCTCTGAATTTTTTTTTGTGTAAAAAGTGATTGAGTCGGGTGATATTTAGAAAAAGCCTCTCCAGGTTTGCATTTATGCCAATACCTAGTCATTGATGATAATGTTAAATCTTTACCTTTTTCGTTTATGTCTTTAATCGATTCAAAGGCCTCTTTAACCGAAATTGCTTTATTACGAAATCCAAGTTTCAATTCAGGCAACAAAATATCCTTTCTTCTGCATATAAAAAACACCCTCTCTCTCATCTGTGGCACACCCATTGAGGCACTATTCAAAAGGAATAATTGAACATCATAACCCATTGTGTTAAACAATCCGATTATTTGTTTGACGTAACCTTTTGCATTGCCTTGCAACATTCCTTTTACATTTTCAGCAATAACAACTTTAGGCTGTAATTTTCTTGCAAGTTCAATGAAATCAAAAAATAAATCATCAAGAACCTGCTCAGCTTGCCCCTCTCTAAATTGTTTCTTCTTTCCCCAGCCTTTTTCTCTTGCTCCTGCCATTGAAAAACTGGAGCATGGCGGTGATCCGTCAAGAATATCCAAATTATAAAGTTCTTCAGGTAAATCTGTTCGTTGTCTGAACTTTCTAATATCCTCAAGAAAGTAATATTTTGGGCTGTGGTTTTCTTTATAATGCCAAGCCATTTCTGGATCAATGTCGTTAGCACCTATTACATCGAAACCTGCTAGTTTATAACCCATTGTTGAACCGCCACCGCAAGCAAAACATGAAAAAACTTTTAACCTGTTCTTCTTAACCTTTTCAAGATCAGAAAGATACCATTTATAATTGGGCTTATAATCACTCATTGAATTCAAACCCACATTTTGGGCATTGATGTTGTAAATCATTACCAAAATTTTCAGTGTCTATTTCTTGGTTTTTATCTGAAAAATCAAACTTTTCTATCGGTTCAATAACAAAATCTTTTAAACCTAACAGGTCAACATCAAAATCAGGCCCTAAGTCTAACATCTCAGTATTAATTTCGCTTAGGTCTAATTCGGCCCACTCAGCAATAGCATTATCAGAAACAACAAATGAATATTCTTGTGCTTCATTTTCAAAATCTTGATAATCAACTGCACATTTTTCCCAACCTAATTTTTTAATTGCTTCCAATCTGCCATGCCCAACCACAACAAAGCCTGATCTTTTAGAAATGATTACAGGGTGTCTTTGACCCTGATAGTCAATAATTTTTGACAATCTTTCAATTTGTTTTTCGCTGTGCTTGTTTGGATTTTTTGGATTTGGAATTATTTTGTGAACTTCCAATAGCTCATTATAAGAACAATTTATTTGCATTTCTGCACTCCTTGATTATTCAATCTTAATCAAGGCTAGTGTCAATTAAGTGACTTGTCAAATATGTGGGTAGGCTTTAATTGATTAATTTTTTCATCATTTGAAGCACACCCATTTTGATTTGTGGGTTTTTTGGGGAAAATATTTTTACAAAAAATTAAAATTGTAACTACTTAAAATTATTCTTTTATTTTTTAATTATTTTTTGGGGATTTAAAAATTAATGATTAATGAGATACCATTTATTTAAAAATTTATCGTGATCCCAACCTTTATTTTTCATGTAACTTTCTAAATTATATTTTTTAATAAATGTGTTTGTTCCGATTTTGTGAACCTCAACGTGGTGTAACAGGCATAAGGACATTAAATTCCTTTCATCAAATTTTAACTCAGGGTGAGACTTTCTTGATCTTATATGGTGATAGCAAGAATCAAAATTCCCACATATTATGCAATTTTCTTCTGACTTAAAATTCTTCATTTTCGGCAATTTTTACGGCCTCGCCGATTGAACTAAATGTGTAGATTTTATCCTCGATGAATAAATCTATCCCTAACAGTAGATTTAATTGTTTCCCAGTTGCAGACATTTTCGGAATTTCAATTTCAGAGAATTGTTTTTTACAATCAATTAGTTTTTCCAGTTCCATCATTTTCAACCAACCTTATTTTATTTCTACGTTGTTGAACCATCAAACTCAACCTGACTTTTGCCCAATCGGTTTCGCCGTCTTGGTTCTTTACGTCAAGTCTATAATTATTTGTGACTGCCTGCAAGTAATGAAATAAATCTTTTTCCTTTTCTGTTGGATTGTAACCTGTATTTAAAAAAACTATTTGCCCCATTTTTTACCTGATATTTCCAAAATAGTCTGTGCGTAGTCCTCTAACATTAGACAAATAAATTCTTCCATTTCATCTGAAATAATATGATCTATTTTGAACTCAGTAAAATATGCGTGTCCAATTTCGTGGGATAACACTTTAAAAAAATCATTCTTGGGAATTTCACTATTAATATGAATTTCCTTTCTATCTCGATAACAGAGTCCTGCAGTGTTTTGATCTAATGGTTTTATTTTGACTTTATATTTTGCGCCCTTAATATTGATTGACATGAACCGTCCTTGGTTAGTCTATTATCCAATATTGGGAAAATATTTCCTAGAATTTTATACTTAATCAGAAAGGTTTTTATACTCAATACTATCTGAGCATTTTGGACAACATCTATTACCGATCCAAGAACTTAGAAATTTTTTTTCACATTTTAAACATTCACGTTGATGTTCTTCTTTTTTTACTGTATGCACTTCTGGCCCTCGTAAATCCCTTTCATTTTTATCGCGAAAATTATGGCCACAAACAATCACCTTGTTTTTTTCTATCTGTTTTAAATGTCGCCTTTCATCAATATATTCTTTCAATGTTTTGCTCCTTGTAACTATAAAGTTCTAATGCGTAGTCTTCAATCATCGCTGTTATTATTTCATCTTGATCTACTTTTAAAATACTGGATAATTTCGCAATATCTTTTTTCGGGATCGAACATAATCCACGTTCTAAATTAGAAATGAACTGCCCTCGTGCTTGGAAGCCCAAATCAAAACTAACTGAATATTGACTGATTCTTAGTTCCTTTCTTTTATCCTTAACCAATTTTGCTATTGATGGAAATTGTTTTTTCATATTTCAACCTCTTTCTCATAAACCCAATAAACTGTCTCGATGCACCCATCGGACTTATTGGTATTAGCCATACTCTCATAGTAAAATTCATCAAACCCATTGAGGTAGATATTTATCCACATTTCATGCCTAATTAACTTAGTTGGTTTTTTAATTTGCCAATTACCTAAACCACGAAAACATATTATTGACTCTATTTTTAAATCAGTGCAAGTTCTAACATAAAACGACTTACTACCAATTGCTAATATTTCATATAATGCAACCCAAGGCTTATAAGCTAAAATATCCCCCACTCTATAAGTCACGTTATTAATTGTTATTTCTGTTTTCATCTCACCACCCTCCAAATTAAAATTAAATTAACTGCTATTATCACAGCATAAATAATAAATTCAATGTCTGATATTTTATCGGTTATCATTTTTAATATCCCTAAATCCTAAGTATGCCCAGAAAATAAAAACCACAAGCCATACAAAGCCCCATTGGTAAACAGTAGTATTAGACCAATAGTCCTCAACTTTCTGCAAATAAATTTCCTTACCCATTAAATCCATATTGATTTGATTTAATATAAAATATGTAAACGCTCCAAAATAAAAATCCCTAGTCATTTCTCACTCTCCTTTAAATATATCTATAATCTCTTGTGACCTCGGTTTTAATAAAATAATTTTATACTCCTCACCACAGCCATGATTTTTGCTTTCAAAACCAACAAAATCTTTAGAAATTATCGGGATATTTACATCAACAAGTTTTTTACAATTAAAACACGGGTAAGATGATAATTCTATACCATGCCTGACACTCCAAATTTTTGCATCTATTTCTGGATATATCATTTATCACTCTCCTTCAGTTTATTTAAAACTTCTCTCGCTTCTTGTAAGTCTTCATAACAGCCGATTGCTTTTTCTAAACACTCTCGCATCATTTTGTTTTGTTGTTCGAGTTTTTGATATTTATATTTTAATAATTCCAAATCTTTTGATATTTCCATTTCCATTTCATAAAAAGCGCATTCCAATTTTAAAGCAAAGTCACTGTTAGGCTTTATATCGTAATCTTTTAGAAATTTTTTTTTAAAAATGTTCCAAGTAATCATAATTTAACCCTTAAATTGCCCTTTAAAAACATTAATATTTTTATCCTTGGAAAATACTGCGTACTTCATACTCTCCCCTTTATCTCGTCCAAAAGTTTTTGGTTCTTTAACGATTCACGTCGATAAAGACTAATTATTGATTCATCACTACCAACTTTGAAATTATATTCTTCTAATTCCAAAATCAATTCATCGCCGTTCATACAACCCCATTTTCATTTTAAACCTCCTCATCGGGTACAAAATACCCAATTAATTAATTTTTTATACCTAAAAGGGTATAGTTTAGTAATCATTTTAATAAAATCCAAGCTCCGAAAAATATCTCTAATTCAATGTTATTTTTATAACTCATAAATGGATAAAAAGAACCACTCGAATAGTAAACTTTGTAATATTTTCTGCCTGAAAAATTAGTTCTAAATTTTATCTGAATTATATTTTCTCCATCTGGACTTAAATAAAAACCACTTTTCATTCTAAAACCTCCTATACTCTTTATGCACTAAACACCATTCTGCAAACATTGTGATGAAAAATATTCTGACTTCTTGTGGAGTCCATTTTGATTGTTCAAGACAAATATATCTATAAAGCCAACGATCAACACTGGCATCATTAAATAAATCATTATATACTTCACACACTTCACCAACCGTATACAATCGGAAAACCCTTGTAAATATCCCATTTATTGCGTGACAGGAAAAAATAACTTCACCTGAATCAACCAAATTAATTGCCTTATCAATTCTTTCTAAAAATTCTTTTTTAGTCATTGTTAGCCTTATTTTAATTTTTACCTTTACACAATCTTACATTGTCTTCTAATAGTTCATTAGCCAGCTCCATTGATTTAGTTCTTATTTCTTCACTCCTAAGAAGTTGACTTCTGCAATAGTTTAAATACTTATTCGCAGTATCTAAATTCTTTCTTAATTCCTCAATGTCTTCTTTCAAGCTATTATTTATTACCTCAAATTTTTCTTTTTCATCACGTTCTTTTTTTAAAAGTTCTATTTCATTTTCTAATTCATATATTTTATTATTGGCATTATTGTAACTTTCCCAATAGCTATTTTCAGACTTCTCACAATTACTTAGTAGCTCTTTTAATTTTTCAATTTCCTGAATATAACTTAGTTTATTTCTGGAAAAGATTAGTACAAAAATAAGTCCACCCATAAACCCAATTAAATAACCCATTACACCCTCCTATTTTAGTTTTTGATATTGAGCTTGTTGATGTCTAAAATCACTTACTGAATAGCTATCTGTTGAATACATATTCTCATACATTCTTTCAGCTTCACACTGTAGACAATTCTCACAAACTAATTCTTCATAATCTTTCAATCTTTCATCGTGTTCTTCTTTAAACATTTTTACCTCTGTAAATTCCTCACCGCATACATCGCAAATCATTTTTAACCTCCAAATTCAAGTTTTTTTAATCCGCCATTGTTAGCGATTAAATTATTTTTTCTTGCTGAAATTTCTTTCTTACTCAGGGCCGTTATTAAATCCCTCAATTGTGCCCTTGTTGATTGCAACTGTTCATTAGTGATCGAGCATAATTGTTGCCAACCGCCGAACATTTCCACCGCCTGCCATGCAATAGGTGATAAATTCTGTTGTGCCTCGTGTTGATTTGACCACCCATAAGTTTTGATTGATTGAATGATTGAACCTGCCTCGATATTCCCGTCAATTTCGCACACATTTTGAGTTAGCATAGCGTTAATCTGTGCAGGCAAGGGATAACGTAGGCTTTCCATTGAAAGGCGTTTAATCGCAATTTTGAACGTTTCAATATTCGCATCGCGAAATAATTCCGTGTAGGCATGAAGAACCTCAGGAGTTACATCGGCGTTAAGTGCAAGTGCCAAAAATTTTAGCTGTTCAAAAATTTGTTTTTTACTCATAAGGGTTCACCATTTTCAAAATATTTTCTTGCCTGATTTGCGCAAATGTTTTTGGATTTTCTTTTTGCTGACTTGACCTTGACAGCCAGTTAGTTAAAAACAATCCAACATTTTTTTTCTTCGCAGGATTTGCCATTAGCCAAGTTTCAGCTTTTTCAAATTCCTTAAAAATGTGATCCAATGCATAAAGGCTTAACCATTTGCGTTGTAGTTTTTCTGACACGCCGTTTAGTAAATCAGTAAATTTTTCAAGTTCAAAAATAATTTCAGTTTTTTCTTTTTCTTTTTCCTTATCTTTTTCCTTATCCTTATCCTTTTCTTTTTCCTTATCTTTATCCTTAGCTCTATCCAAGGGGCTATCTAGCCCCTCGCTAGCCCCTACACTAAAATCACTCAAGTTATTCAAATCAATGGAAAGTCTAGTAAGTTTATTTATAATACTTAGATGCACCTTGTTATTTTCCCTTAAAGTGCCATATTGAAAATCTATAAACGCTTTTATTAGAAATTTATCACCATCAACCAACGTCAATTTGTTGCCAAAATTTTTCCTTATTTCCTCAAGCGTTATTTTTTCACCAATATTAAAACTCATCGCATCAAAGTCGATATTGTAAATTCCTGCATGATCGCATTTGTCTAAAAGATAGAACCAAACGCATTTTAATTTAGGTGATAATTTTCTGAACCAAGCGCGATCCCATTTGTCAGTATCAGTAAATCTTTTGCTCACAAAAACCCTCCAATAAAAAACCGCCAGTCAGCATTTGAATTGCGAAGTCAAGGTTGCCGACTGACGGCGGACGTGCTAAAAATGAAATGAATGTAGACTTCGCACCATTCTTATATCCCAACTAAAACAGATTGTAAATTGAAAAATCAATAGATTGTAAATCTTGCAAAATGGCATAACTTATTGAATTAATAGGCAAAGTTAAATATTTTTTACACTTGTGTTACATTTCGTGCTACAATGATTTTATTAGAAAAATAAAATTAACTAAGGGGGTAATTATGAGTGAATCAAAAAAGGAATTTGAGAAATTAAAAAATTTAGAAAATGTTTTTATCCAGCTAATTGATAACGATGGCAACCATACAAAATGTATGAAAATAGATGAGGAGTCAATTCAGGAATTAATAGTATTTTTAGAGCAATATTTTAAAGGGGAATAATTATGAGTATTTTTTACACAACTAACAAGGATAAAATAACAGGCGTTAGAATATCCAAGCAAGTATTAAGATTAATTAAAAAGAACTCAAAATTTAAAACAGTTCAATCAATATTAGATGCGAAAGTTTTGGAAATAATTTCAGAGATTGAAAAAAATGGTTTACAAGTTGAAGAAAAAAAGGAATAAATAAGAACTTAAAATTTTGATGTTTTAAATTAGATGGCGGTGATATGAAAAAGCGAATTTATTTTATTAAACCTATTGAATTTGATCCAAGTGATTTGAACGAAAATCAAATAAAATTTTTAAAAGAAAATGATAAGAATTACAAAATTGGTTTTAATTTTGAATTAGACTGCGAAATCAACGCTAATGTCTGGTATCAAGAAGCTAGAATTTATGGCGATCCCGATGATTGCCACCCAGAAGAATTTGATTCTGAATTTGAATTAAAATTTAATGGCGTTGATATAAGTGATTTTTTAACAACAAAACAAATTAATAGAATTTATGATGATATATGGGAGAATTTTTTGGAGGTAAATTATGAGTAATGAAGTAACAAGCAAACTAAACACTTTTATCAATGAAATTGAATTAGATTTCAAGCGTGTTCAAATTGACAACACAATAGAATTTGCACAGGAAGCACATTTTGCACTTCAATCACTGACTGATAATGATTTCTTATTACAGACAGCTAGGAAAGACCCACAATCTTTAAAAAATGCAATTATGAATGTTGCCACTATTGGATTGACTTTAAATAAAGCACACAAATATGCTTATCTAGTTCCAAGAAAAGGAAAGGTTTGCTTAGATGTTTCATATATTGGACTGATAAAACTTGCTACTGACTCAGGCAGTGTTAAATGGGCACAGTGTGAGCTAGTTTATTCAAAAGATGATTTTGCATTTAATGGAATAGGTGAAAAGCCAACCCATAAATATAACCCATTTTCTGAGCGTGGTGATCTAGTCGGTGCTTATTCTTGTGTTAAAACCCATGATAATGATTTTCTAGTTTGTGTAATGAATATTAATGAAATAAATGAAATCAGAGATAGATCAGAGGCTTTCAAGAAAGGTCATGGCCCATGGGTTGATTTCTATTCTGAAATGGTTAAAAAAACAGTTTTAAAGCGTGCTTCTAAGTTATGGCCAAAGTCTAACGAGAGACTACTTAAGGCTATTGATGTAATCAATGAGCATGAGGGAATAGATTTTAAGCAAGTTGATGCACTTGATGAGGACTTCCCAATTCCACCAGAAGAAAAAATAATTGGCGATAATTATAGAATTTTGAATGGTAAATTTAGATCAAAAAAACTTGGTGAAATTTCAATCCCAGAACTAACTAAATATTTTGATGAGCTACAAAATAGAGTATTCAAGCCAGATCATAAAAAAAAATGGGAACTTGAATTATATAATGTTCTTAATGAATATTTAAACATTGTTAATGATAATTAATTATTTTAAAAACGAGGCGTGTAATGAAAAAAATAGATAAGGCGATAAACTCACTTTTATTTTTAAGACAAGAAATTTTCGACCACCAAGACGTAGATTTAACAATGGAGAGAATTAGCCAAATCGAATTTCCAAATGAAGCTGAATTTCACGAAATCATGCGATATATTGTAAATACATCTGAGGGAATGAATGAAATAAATGTCAATTTAGCAGTATTCACTAAGGCCTTAGCATTTGCAAGGGAATTGAACAATGAATGAACAGATCTATAATAGAAAGTTTTTAATGCTGTTAGGTGCAGACATTGGTGCATTGATTCTGCAAATTCAGAGATTGGCTAAAACTCAAGACACTATCACAACAATTGAAATTCACTCCATGAAAAATAATCTTTCAATATCTAAGGAAAATAAATTTCTGATTGGGTTTATTGTCGACTCAATGGGTGCAATAAATGAAATGAATATTTTCAAAGTTATCGGATATTTTTCAAAAATTCAGACTGATTTTTTTGATTTCTTGGAAATGAACAGAATAAATAAAAACGAAATAACATTAAATTAAAAGGAAAATTAAGATGATTAATCAGGTAAATTTAAGCGGTCGAATCACTAAGGATATTGAATTAAAAAATGCGAATGGAAAGCCGATTGTGTTTTTTAATATCGCATATAATGAGGGTCATGGGGATAAAAAACAGACTCATTTTTTTGAACTTGTCGCATTTGGAAAAACTGCCGAGCATCTGGCTAACTATGGCAAAAAGGGAAAACATATTTATTTCGATGGCAAATTGCAGACTAAGGAATCAGAATATAATGGCCAGAAAAATAAAAAAGTTCAAATCATGGTCAAATATGTTGAGTTCTTAGATGATAAAAGAGAGAAGAAAGAAATCAATGGGAACTCGCTAAATGATACAATTGAAAGTTTAGAGCGCACATTTGGCGTAAATCAAGATGATTTTACTGTTGATGAAATTCCATTTTAATTGAGGTTGTTATGTATGGTCAATTCGCAGGAGATAGAGATAACAGAAAAATAAAAATAATTGCCTATGGAAATAAAAAACATAGGCGTGCAATTAGAACCTTTTACCATGATTACATTAAGCATCAAATGATTCAAGATGTGTTGGAATATAGCGGTTTCACTAATTTTAGTGATTTTATTATAGAAAAAGGTAGATTAAAAAACCACTCATTTGATATTTTTGCAAAAAAGTATGGAACAACTAGATCAAATCTATGTATTATATTCAAGCGCGCACGCGCAATAGAAACAATCAAATTGTTAAAATTTGGAATAATTACAATAGATGAAATTTAGATATTATTTAAGGCCCATTACATTAAATCATGCTATTAAAACAAGTTTTCATGGTGGGTTTCCAAGAAAATATAAAACTAAAGATTTAATCAATTTCGAGCGTGATTTTGAAATTCAATCAATGCAGTACAAGAATGAGATTAAGGAATTTAGATCAAAATTTAACCAAAATAAAAATGTCGTTCATTTAAAAATAAACTATTATGTCCGATCCATTTGCAATAATCAAGGTCAATTCAAATTAAGATCAGGTGATTTAGACAACTGGAATAAATACACTATTGATTCACTCTCCAAAATATTTGGGTTTAATGATGCCTTAGTGAAAAGGTTGGAATGTGAAAAATTTAATCACTATGAAGACATTATCGAAATTGAAATAATTGCTATTTAGTTTTTTATCGTGTCTAATTTAGATAATGGATTTGCACGACATTGTTTCACAAATTAAAAGATACTATTCTGAAATTGGTGAAGTTCCATCAATGGTTAAATTTCAAAAATTCTTTAAAATTTCTGATCGACAATTAAATAAACATGGTTGGGTAAATCTTGTTAAAATGGCAGGATTAATTCCGAATCAATATAATAAAACGGCAACATCGATAAGAATAGAGGCTAGAAAATCAAGAGTTCTAGTTTTGGATATTGAAACAAGTCCGATGCGTGGATATATTTACGGCCTATTCGATCAGAATATTTCACATAAACACATTGAAAAAGATTGGTTTATTATGTCGTGGGCGTGTAAATTTTTAGATAGTGATGAAATTTTTTATGCTGATAGTAGAGACAATGAAGACGTTGAGGACGATAAGAGAATTTGCCAACAGTTGCGCGATTTAATCGCATCGGCCGATATTATTCTAGGACACAACTCAGATGCATTTGATATTAAAAAAATAAATGCTAGATTAATTAAACACGATATAAAGCCAATTCCAGAAATGCAAACATTGGACACGCTTAAGATTGCGAGGAGGTTTTTTAAATTTAGCTCTAATAAATTAGACTACATCGCAAATTATTTGGGAGTTGGTGGGAAACTTCATTCACAAAAATTTCATGGACTAGATTTAAGTATTGCGATATTGAATAAAAACCCTGAAGCATTTATTGATTTGGAAATTTATAATAAACAAGACGTTGTTATAACAGAGGCAGTTTTTAAAAAATTAGCAACATTTGACCATAGAATAAATTTACAATTATATACACAAAGTCACGTTTGCATTTGTGGTTGCGAGGAATTCACTAAAGACGGAATGAGATATACAGCATCGGGCGCGTTCCAAAGATATAAGTGTAAGTCATGTGGAAAGTTTTTTAGATCAAAAGAAAATTTAGTTCCAAACGAAATAAGAAAAAATCTAATGAAATAAAAAACCACACCGACGAGCAGTGTGGCTTGGAGGGTTTTCAAAACGGAAAGATCGTCCCTAATCTTTACGCTTGAAACACTTATTGATTTTCTGTAAATCTTGTTCATTAAAACAAGCATAAGTTTTTAGTTCATCATTGTGACAACTAATTCGCTTGTTGTTTTTATCAACTATTTCGGCAGTCTCAACATCAAAAAAGAACGGGTTTAACTGACAACTACTTACGATTAAGCTCGTCACTAAGACATTTAGCTTTTTCTTGTGGTGTTTTTTCATTCAAACATTCCTTAACTTTTTTTCTGTTTTTCAATTCGTCTATAAGCTTATAAATTAAATCTTTAGTTAGCTTATAACCTTTTTCAATTAATAAACCGATAATGAGTTGATAAATTTTACTCATCTATCCCTCAGCTCCGTCAATCTTATCAACTGCCTTGAACACAACTTCCTTGATTTGTGGCATTGCAAGTTTAATTAGATCATCATAAATATTTGGTGAAATTGAAGCACTTTCCTCAACCCATTCAAACACACTTTCAGCTAAAATTTTAACTGATTCCTCTGCCATGTCTAAGCCCTTAGCTTTTAATTTTTCGCCTAATACCTTAATGTCGTACGCCTTGTCCATTTTATCCTCCGTTAGATTTTTAACCATGCGACCGGATCGCCATAGTTGTTATTTAATTGAACATGAATGTGAATATTTTCGCCCTCGCCATGAATAACAATTAATTTTTCTTGTCCGTCTGTTGCACTGACCGCGCCATGGCCCTTATATTTTCTTGTAAAATATGCTGTAAATTCAGAAATAAAATCACGCGACCAATCTTTGCAACGTAAGTCAAATGCTCGACCTGTTTCATGTGTTGAGCTTTTACCGCCAACTTTTTTATTTTCATGTGGCGTTCTAATCATTGAAGTGATTAATGGATTATAACCATTTGCCATTATAAAAACGATCATGTCAAATGCGACAAGTGCAACCATTGGGTGAATGTGTAACAGATGATGTGATTGATTTTGAAATTTAAAACACTCTAAAACTTTCATAAACCCTTAATTTAAATTAGGAATATTTTGCGCGTCTGTATCTAATTCAAAAACATAAAAATAAACGCGAACATAATTAGGCCCATTGTAGAGATTTTGGCATCTAATTGTCGCGCCTGCTGGTACAAAAGGGCCATTATATACAGCCCAATAACCAAATTCAGCTTGGAACGTGGAAACATTACCATACATAAGGTGTCTTTTTGGTGGAAATGATGGTTCGCCATCACTTCTTGAGTACCAAAAAATGTGCCCATCTTGCCCATTAATAGATTGATTTTGAAATGCGTTTATACTTACAAAGACTAAGCAATCTCTTGTAGGTGTGTATAAAGCTATATTTGCACCGGTGGTTACATCTACAGTAAAAGTTTTAAAATTTGCCAGTCCTGACATTGTTGCCATGTTAAACCTCTTTTAAAATTAATTCAAAAAATAAGTGTCTTGAATCAACTTGTGCGTTTGTTAGTTTTGGAACAATCGACCACCCTGCGCCTAGTGTTGTGTAGTTTAAAGTTCCAGAAACTTTATTTGGCCCTGATAAAATATCAAGTGAATTTTCTACATCTCGCCCAATAACTGCCCTGTTTCCTGCTCCACTTGCAATGCTTGGTGCAACTGAAAATAAATTTCCAAGTAAAATATTATTTTCATCGTACACATCAAAATTCACTTCGTTACTTCCTGACGATCCTGCATTTACAACGCTTAAAACATACCAAGAAATATCACTTTGCTTGTAAATATATCTTAATCCATTTATCCCTGTGCCATAAGTTGTTACTCTTGGAACTTGTGACCATTCAAAAAATAAACGATCATAAATTTTATTAATTATGAAATTGATTGATGCTCCAATTCTGCGTGCAGTTACTTCACTAATCGCACTTTTTGCATCAACTTCCTCGACGTAAACTGTATTTCTAGTAGGCGTAATTGGTGTGGCCATTTTTCCCTCTAAATATAAAGATAAGGATTTCCCTCATCTGATTTAAAACCTACCATGTCAATTACATCATTGATAGATGGCAAGTAATCCAATGGTTCACTAAATGTTACCTGATTTCCTGTAATATCGGCAATAGTAACTATCTGACTAATGTTATTCCACTCAGGAGAATGAATTTCACAAGTAGAACCAACAAATAAATTCGTCACGTCACATTCAATAATAGTTGAACTTATTACATTAGTAATGATGACACTTGGATTAAAATATCCATAACTAGCTTTGTGATATGATTCTGCATCATCATAATCAGGCAATTCAACAATGTAATCAGTTCCAATTGTGACATTGATATTCTCCAAAAATGTTAAAGCATTTTGATTTCCATTTCCGATCTCTATTAATGTTAAAACTTGTGATTCTGTAAAATTAATATCTCTAATTTTTAATTTTCTACCGATAAATTCTTGCCATTTGTCCACTTCTAATTTTGTAATCGGCAAGCCTTGTGAGTCACTCAGGATAACAGTATTTGAACCTTGCTGTGCTTGAATATAAGATGCAGGCGAGATAACTGGAAAGCGTCCGATAATCCCATAGCCTGAATTAATTAAATTTAATTCTATTCTGCCAGTAGATATTGATATTTTTTTATCAACAACTTCAAATAATGTTGGCTTAAAATAATCTAAATTCCCATTTGGAATTTGCAAATTATCCGATCCAAAAACTATTATGTCGCCGATTTCAATTTGATAGCCGTCTTGGTATCTAACACGAACACCATCAATAAATTCTGGCCCACTGGAATATTTATCAAGAATTTTAGTTGCCCTTTGCTGAATAGCATCTCGTGTTTGATTGTTCTCCCTAAACCCTTTCGCCTCAATAACAAGTTGTTTATATCCAACTTTTATATTTGTGAACGACTCATCATTTAAAATTATAGTCCCCGATTTGAACTTCTCAGTTACAGCATCGTCCTCAAACTTGTACGCAATCGCATTGTAGAAATTTCTATTAGTCGATCTTTGAACTGCAATATCTGTAATATTCGTAATTGTATTTTCATCTAAAACAAATGTTTCGCCAGTATTAAATGGTGGCAATGTGGCATAAATTGAAGTTCTGCCCTTTCGTGGCAAGAAAAATAATCCACATGGCTTAAATAATTCTGACTCGATCCACTCTTTAACTTTTATTTCATCACGAATGTAAATATCTATGCTTGGTAAAATTCCCAATAGATCAATAAGTGATTCAATTCCTTGAATATCAACGTGCCTTGGTTTCATTCCTAGGCCAACTGGCATTGTATTATATTTACATTTAAAATTTGCCGTTGCACTTGTGATAATCTCACTTGCCAATTGCAAGCCATCAACTAAAATATATGATCCTGAGTTATTGACAACAATTTCAGTGATGATTCTAGTAACATTATTTGCGCCATTTGTTGCGCCTGATATTTCTACTGTGTCACCCTCTGTCACATTCCATAAATAAGTTATGTCAAAATCAAAATAAATTGAATTTGGAACATCATTATTTTCTGAATTAGTTACAAAGCGTGAAACCTCAACACCGCTAGCGTAAAATTCATCACCGCCACTTAACATTAATTTCATTGCTAGATCAATTGGATCGCCAATTAAGCGATAAAATGAACCAACCTCTGCTTCATCATCATGTGAATCAACGCTTGATCCTAATTGATTTCTAAGAACAGTAAAATCAGTTGGAGAATTTGCAGTTATTCTCATAATTTCATCATCAATTTTGATGTATGAAATAAAATTTTCTTCCTGTTCTATTGTTGGAATTATAAATTCATCTGTTGATTCAACTGGAATTGTTAAAACTAAATTATCAATGGCCGATGTTAGTTTTGTATTTATTAAATTAAATAATTCTTGTCTCTTTAATTGGTCAGGGTGCGCGATATTTAAAACATAAACGCCATGCTTAATTGAATAACTATCGATAAATCCCTCAAAAATTAAAATAAAATCTTGAGGAAAAACACCGCCTAAAAAACCAAGTGAAACACGACATTCCTTTCCAAGTAATTCAGTATTAAAAACTTCATTTAATGTTTTATTATAATTTACAATTCCGATTTTAAAAGATTGAACACCGCCAGAACCACCCTTTTCTGGAATTAATTGTTGTCTAATATCGTTAGATGTATCTTTTAGTGTGATATAAGGGAATGTTTTATCATCACCGATTGGAGTATCAAAAAAAATGCCATCATCAAATTCTAATGGTGGAACTTCATCAAATGTTGGATAACGTAAAACATCGCCAGTTGAAAATTTATAATCAATTCCGTCAATTTCTAAAATTATTTGAGGCGTTTTATTAACTTGATCTTTTAAATTTTTAGCATTTTGAGTGATTTCAAAACTCATTTAATTTCCAGTAAATAATTTTTTATATATTTTACGTCTTCTCTTATTTCTTTAACATCGTCTTTTATATCTGTAGCAACATCTTTAGTTGTAAATGTACTGTGAGCATAAACTATTAAACTTGCACCTAAACCGATAAGATAGAAAACTAATTTGATGTCTGATAGTTTCATAAATTTACCATTCCGTTGTTTCAACATAATTACTTGGTAATTCACATAACACTGCCTTGGTTGGTCTAGCTAAGTCCCAAGTAGAACCCCTAATAATAATGCTAGATATTGCTTGAACATTGAAATTTACCTGAGTTACACCTGAAAAAATAATTGATTCATAGAAAGAAGTCCAATTTGAGCCTGCTCCAATATCCTTTACATCAGAAATGGTTGGACTTATAACATTAGATGATTGATCTCTGAGTTGTAAATAGAAGCTAACTGCGCCTGTTATTGCCGATGATAGGGAAGCTAAAAAATCAACTTGGTATTTTTTTGAGGAATTTAGATTGGTAAATTGCAAAGCAGAAATATTCCCAGTAACACTCACATCAGAAACTAAAGTTTTCGTCTGACATTTTACATTAGAATTATCATTCAAATTTTTAACAATGCCTGCCAGGTCGGGCATTTCTGTGATTGTAATCCTGTGATCTAGTCCTATTCCTAGCGTTTCAGCAGTGGCATATCTAAAAGTATAGACGGAGTTTTTAACCACTGGAACTAAACAACTTAAACCTGTTTGAAATAATAAATTGTCGTTTAATCCGCATTCAATATTCATATTAATTCCATTTTCATACACCTTAACATTATTACCACCCGCATTACTATTGTTACTGTGTGCTGAACCTGTAACCATTATCAATCCATCTATTCTAGCTGTATAAGCATCATTAGTATTTGCACCTGTATTTCCTGCATTTGACCATAAATTGCAATCATCTTTGATTTCTGTTTTCCAAGGAATATCCTCGCCTACTGCAATAGCATCTCCGTCGTTAGTATTTGCAATTACAGTACATAAGTCAGTAGTTTTAATTTGATTAAACTCACCAACAATTATTCCTTTATTTAAAGATGGCTTAACTGTAATTCTTAAATCACGCTGACCTTGTGATGGCGATCTATCAATAAAAATTGAAGATGCACTCGAACCAAAAGTATATTCATACATTAATCTTACAGTTCTCTCATTTAGATTTGGAAAATAAAAAGTACCACAAACATTTATTCCATTTAATTGATCAACACTTGTTACAGTACCGCCTCCTGTTTGAGTTCTCTGGCCACCCTCTTGTAAAATAGTTTGAGCATTATTTGGAGTTTCAATTAATTGATAGATTGGATTTGAATTTGAGTTTGGTGGGTTGTATTGTGTAAAACTTGCGCATACATCATAATAACCAATTTGCGGTGGAGTGAAAACAATTCCGAGTGACTCATTTCCAACACTACAAGTTAATCCAGTTGATGGATTTGTTGATGAACATGGAATTTCTGCTTGTGCCGAACCACTTCTTAAGACTAAATCTAATGATGCGTTTGAAATTTCAGTGTAAGTTGTTAATGCCGAACCTGCTAAACCTATATTCGCACCGCCAATATTTGCATCAACAAACCAATCTGAAATTTGCTGAGTTACTATTTTTGATTTAGGTGGGTAGTATTCGAGAATGAATTTAGTCCCCTGTGCTGGCGAGGTAACTGCATTGTTCATATTTACAGACCCACTAGATGAAGCTGTATATAATTCAAATGATCTATTGCCAGAACTTGAGTAATTAAAAATACATTCAATAACCGCAGTATCATCAACTGTCGTCGAACCTGATGCAGTAACCGCATAACAAGTAGAAGTTCCGTCGTGAATAGCAAATGCTGGCTTATTATTAACTACATTTGATGAAGTTGCCGACTGAAATCTAGCTTTATAAATCCCTGCAGGCAAATTATTTATTGTGACTCTTGGTAAATCTGAATCCGTTGTTTGCCATTGTCCTAATTGTTGATATGTAATTGTTGGAGATGGGCAGGCAGGCGTGGCAGTAAATGCCCCTATCGTTGTTGAAGTTCTAGACCATACACAACCTACAGAACCAGCAAAATATGCTTCCCCTGCTAATTCAGCTTGTGCAATATCTTGAACAAATTGTTTATGTCCGAAACTAACACCATCAATAAATATAGAGCCTGACACATTGCCACTTGTCTTAAATCTAATTCCTATAGCCGTTGAACCTAGCACAATTGGAATTTGATAAAATTTATAAGTGTTATCATTTGTGCCGTCTAAACATTCAACTTCTACCGAGTCAATTAATGCGCAAATTTGAAACGCAAAATTGGCTTTAACGTATGCACTGACTTGACCTTGCAAGCCTGCTAGTTGTGAATTATATCCAGTTGATAAAGTTTGACTTAAATTTAAAGTTTGAGCAGACAAAACAACCTTACCTGCATAAGTGCCTAGTGCCTTAGTTGTATCAGTTGACAATGTACCGCTCGCATTTGTCCAACCTTTTAAACCTTGTTCAAAACCTCCGTTAATAGAAAGATTTTCCTCGCTCAAATATTGTTGCTCACTCGGTTTGAATTGTGCTTGTGATTCTTGTGCAAAAAATAAAATCAAAACAAGAATTAGGAACTTAAAAAAGAGACTCATGTATAACCTCACCCTAGCCATTTAATTTTAATGTTGAACTGTATTTAATTAATGAACAATCCGCATTAGCAGGAATTGTTTCGTTTGTATTATCTCTAAAAAATTTTACAAGTAATAAATCACCAATGGCAACACCGACGCCATTAACTTGACCAGTCGGACTTGTTAAATCAAGATCACCAATATCTCTTAAAATATTTGCCGATCCAGAAAGTGTGACCTCTAAATTTGAACTTGTATGTCCAGTTATTGGCAATGCCGAAATATCTTGTCCTGATTTTAAAAGTTGTGTTTCTGTTTTAAAAAAAACATTATTTGTTGTCGCACTTGTAAAATATTTCATGCCTTGCAGTAATATTTGTTTCCCTGTTTTGTATGAATCAGGAATAACAATTAGTGCATAAATTTCATGATTAGAAACATCGTCAAAATTTAGAACTGACATTCCTTTTATGATGGCCTCTATTGGTGAAAAATCACCATTCAATTCCCAAGCGAATGATCCTCCGCCTCCGCCTCCGCCTAACATATTTTCAAGTTTAACTTTTTTCTTATTATATGAATCAACACTGTCTTCAATTAAAACAATATCATTTTCGATTGGAATTAATTTTTCTGTGAATGTGTTAAAGTCCCCTGCCGACCTTTTTAATTGTGCATCATTTGTGACATTTGACAAGCCTATGTCTGACTTAGTTAAAGTAACTACTCCTGTAAATCCATTTACACTTACTACAGCATTTGAGTTTAAAGATTTTTCCCAAATTGTGCCGTTATAAACTACCCAATCACCTAAATTAAAACTAATTAAGCCACTGCCTAAGTCTTGTGATCCTGCAACATTTACTAGATAAACCATTCCTGAGTCACCAATGCCATCGGCAAGTGTTGGCGTGTTAGTAGATGCGTCCCAAGTTCCCTCGTAAGTCATCACTGAGCTAGGTAATTGTGAAGCAGGAACTTTTCCACCGCCGTCAAGTGTTGCAATGCCACTTGGTTGACCGATTGCGTCCTCAATATCTTGCACTCTTAATTCAACTTCATCTATTGCCTCTTGTGCATTATCAGCACTTAATCCGCTTGCTAGATTGTTGTAAATTATATCTGAAGCATTGTGAGCAGTAGCTGAAAGTAGGTGATTAGAAATTAAATCATCAACGCCTTTTAAAGAGTCGTCTAAAGTTTCAATACACTCTTTTTGATTGTCACCGTTAGTGATGTAATATTGAGTCGCGTAAGTTGTCGCACCTGCATCGCCCTCGGTATATCCTTGATTTGCAAAAATTTCATTTAATGATTTTTGAACGGAAAATATTGTTGAACCCTCGGCAGGTTTTGCCAGTGTAAATTTACCTGTTTTAATATCGTCAGCAAGTTTTGAAATAAAAGCGTTATTTACAACTGCCGATTCAACAGGTGCTTTAAATGCTACTGTCATTTATATTCTCCTGAATTTTATTATGCCTGTTTCGTAATGGTTTTTCAAACCCTCGCGCAATAACTCTTTTAATGAAAATTTAGTTCCCTTAGAATCGCTTGAGCTTGATTCTAGTATGCATGAATCAAATTCACTTCTATCGTCAGCATTTGCCATAAACTCAATCGGCTTTTTATCAATTAAATAATTCATAAAAGTAATTAAGTCGGAATACCCACTTGGATTATATTCAAATGGAGAGTCGTCGCAATTATCTTGACTGTTGTTTGCAAATCTAATATTGCAACTCATAAAATATTTTCTGCCATATGAAATAACTTCAACAATTCCCATTGCAGTCTCATTTATTGACGCGCTACCAACTTCAACATTATCTGAAAATGGTGAATAAGATTGTAAAAAATATTGTGGTTTATATTCACTGCCTGAAGAATTTTCTGATTGATAGTTATTTGATCCTGTTTTGTCGGATAAAACATCAAATCCCATTAGTAAATAAGGTGAGTTTGATGATAATAGTGATGTGTTGCAAAGTAATTCAAAATTTGAATCACCTGCGATTGTTATTTTTCTATTGTCTCTATCTAACGAAACAACATAATTATTTAATGATACTGCATTTAATGCCTTAGATATTTCATTTATAAATTGACTATGTGTATATGATCCAACTTTAACTGTTGCAATTATTTCTGGCCCACCCTCTGAGAACGGGATCAGGTTATTATCTTTCGTTATTGTTATTCCATAGTAGAAAATTGATTTTGTTTCTATCATGCGAAACTCGCTCCGTTAAAACTTCCACCATTGTCAGAGAAATTTTTATTTAATAAATCTAAAATTCTGTTTGCAGTTTGGTCACTGTCTAATATGTCACCTTGAACAACCAATTGAACGCGTGGCCCTACATTTCTTTGCTCAATGTCTTCTGGTTCACTTAATGTTGCTGGAGTTACTGGCCCTGCTTGATTTGCATAATTACCTGCACCTGCACCGCCTGCATTTGATGTTGAACCGCCACCACCTGCTAATGATTTCATGATTGCGCCTAATGCAACAAGACCTGCACCTGCGACAATCGCGGCCGAACCGCCTAGTGACTTCAATGCTTCAATACCAAGACCTGCGCCAATTAAAGTTTGTCCCATTTGAATGGCCATATCACCCATTGTTTGCAAAACAAATTTTCCAAAATTTTTAAATGCGTTTTCACCATTAGCGATTGAATTGACAATGTTCTGTATACCGCCAGAAATTCCATTTACTAAGCCTGCTTTAAATTGTTGCGCCAATTGTTGTTGTGTTTTTTTAATTGTCTCGGCGGTATTATCAAATGTTAATTTAAAATTTGCGAATCCAAGATTGAGCGTTCCAATATCTTGAACAACTGCATCTGTTACTTGTTGGGAATTATTTATAATATTATTTTTTAATTCATCATTCCCAATTTTTAAATTGTCGTTTAGTATTTTTGTTTGTTCTAATATTTCAGCATTTTTATTTGCCAAACCTGTCGCAAATGGAAAATCTAAGATTGATTGGAAGCTCTCTTGTGATTTATTTGCAAAATCAGTAAAAACTTGAGTACTAGTTTCGCCAAAATCTTTTAACCCTTGAGTAAATTCATTACTTATTCCGAGTGATTCCAAGCCTTGTGCTATTCCACCACCTGCTTGACCTATTACGGCCACTAATGCAGAAACGCCCTCGGCTATTTTATTAAATGTGAATATTGCAACATTTCCAACTAATTCAATTGGTGATATTACAAATGTAATTAATAGATCATTAAAATTTAATATTGGTGCAATTACATCATTGAAAAGAGAAAATGATTTTGCAAAATTTTGAACACTAATTATTGATTTCTGGAATGTTCCGTTTAATATTTTTAAACCCTCTATTAATAAAGGTTGTCTGATTATCACAAATCCAATTTCCTCTAATAAATCACCAAATGTATTTGTTGTTTGTTCAAGTGCGCCTGAAAATGTTTTTAATTGATTTTGCGCTGAACCGCCAAATTTAGTTTCTAATACAGTAAGAACGTTCGCAAGTGTTTGTGATTTTGTCGCACCCTCTTCGACTTTTATTCCATATCGAGATAATGCCCCAACATTTCCCGCCATCGCTTTGCCAACTAAGCTAGATGCTGTTCCAATATCAATACTCATTGCACTTGCAAAATCAGCACTTGCCTGAGTTGCACGCTTTAAGCCTTGAGAATCAAGATTTGCCAGTGATTGAATGATTGACGCATTTTGCAGAATAATATCGTCGCCATATTTTGAATTTGCTTGCAATGAACTTGCAAATGATTGGAAATCATCGCTAGCTTGCTTTGTATATTTTCCAGTTATTATCAATGAGTTGTTAAAAGAGTTTAGAGCATCTTCTGCTTCAGATGCATTATCGATAGCTTTTTTTAATGAGAATGCACCAAGAACACCACCTGCAATGGTCGCAATTTTTGCAATTCCCTTTGTTATTCCACCAAGTCCAGTTGTAAAACCATCACTGAATTTTTCGCCTGATTTTTCACCTGATTTTTTTGCAGTATTTTCTAGCTTTTCAATTCCCTTAATCTGGCCATCAGTTCCAACTTCTAATTTTAAAAGAACTATTTCATTTGCCATTTAAAAACCTCGCGTAAGTTTAATAAATGCTTGCTCCGTTGTTAGAACTTCCCTTGTGTCTAACTCATCTGGATAAGCAGATTTAAAAACTTTATTATAGTTTTCTTTTCTTGTTTGTTCTTTTAAATGTGGATAAGCAGAAACATCATAATTAATTAGACGTTCCTGCGATTCGATAATTGGAATGTAAGTGTAAAAGTTCGAGAACTCATCTAGTGGCATCGCAAGAACTTCAGATAAACTCATTGAATAGAACTTAGAAAATTTTGCGACCATGTAATCAAACCTATCTACTTTTTTTTAACACCGCCAATTGTTTCCAGTATTGCATTTAGATGGTCATTTTCTAAACTATCTGCAATGTCAGGTGACAATCCAAGGCCAGTTAAAAATTCAAGAACACATTCAACTGCCTTAGCAGGATCATTCTCGACTGATTTATGTTTTTTTGTGAACTCAATGTTTTGTTTTACAGTTGGATATTTTACATCACACTCTGATTCATTAAATTTTAATTTTAGGACTTTTGTTTTTAATTCTAACATACCACTCCAATGATAAGGCAATGAGGGAACTTTTACATTCCCTCAAAGGTAGATTTATTCTAGGTCTTGTGTCCAATCACCTATTGCAAATAGGTTGATCTTTTTATTGACGCCACTGTCAAGATAAGCCTTAAATGTTACATTTAAAGTCTGAACTTCTGTTCCTGAGAAGTTTATATCTTGTGGCATTGGTGCGCATTTATGGAAAATATAATCACCTGACTTATCAGAATCTAAAAGTCTGATTGGGTGCAGAATTAAAGTTCCACCTAATTCACTCATTAATTGATATAATTTTGATTCGCCATAACCAACTAATGATGTTCCACCGATTGGAGTGTGAACGTCGCCAGTTACTTGACCAACAATTAGTTCTAATTTTTCTTTATCAACTTCAATTAAGGCCATTTCGATTGTTGCACTTGAACCGATATATGATTCGCCTAAAACAATTTCACCTGTTTGGTCTGATTTATATTCCACGCCTTGAGCTTCCATTGATAGAGTTGATCCACCTGAAGTTTTTCCAAGCTCCCCACCAATCCCTGCTTTTTCAATTGCAAATGTAAATCCAGAACCACCATCAACTTCAGCAGTGATTTGGCCTAAATATTTATTTTGAATTTCAACTTTATTTCCTACCACTTCAACTTTAACATCAACAGATGCTAGTGCTGATTCAATCGCACTTGCAACTTGGTTAGCTGTGAAGTTTGTTACAGTTCCTGCATTGTACGCAGTTTTTCCTGCCAATACTGGATCAGTTCCAAAATAAACGTAACCTTTAACTTCAGCAAAACTTACTGGTTCAATTACATTTAATTCAAAATAAGTTCCGTCTAATGAGTCAGCAACGTCAGCAACAGTCGTAACTGATCTGCAATGTTTGATTCCCCAGAAAGCCTTAACGGCCTCTAGTTTGATTGAATTTGTTGTGCTACACAAAGCCATTTTATTCTCCTTAATTAAATCTACAATCTTTCCTTAATGAAAATTGTAATCGCATTTTTATTGAATTGTCATTAGTATTTTCTTCAACTGGTTCAATAGAACTCGCTGTTACATCTGAAAATAATCCAGTGTAACTTTGAGGGTGAACGATGTTATCCATTATCTGATAAGCCTTGTCGTATAATTCATCAAAATTTGTAACTAAGTCACGTTTGAAACTTGAGTAAATGTCTAATTGAACAGACGTTGTAATTGATAAGCCTTGACCATCTTTTTCAATAGTAGATGCTCCGATAATTAGATTATAAAACTTGTCAGCTTGTGACTTATTCAGATCATTATTGCCAAATAAATCTTTATCCCAAGCATTTAATGTCGAATCAATATCCTTAATCTTATCATCAAAAAATGTTCTTATTTGGGTTATCATTGCTTAAGCACCTGCAAATCATTTAACTCAAGGTCTTCTTCTTGTTCATACTGGCCATCATCATTTTTATCAATAGACAACATGAACAATTCAAATGCGTCGCCATATTTTGCATTATATTCTCGATATTTTTCCATATTTTTATCATCGGCATTTTCACTAACATCAAAAAATATTTTAGATAGAACTAAATATTTAGATGCCTGACGAATTTCACCAATGTCAAGAATGTCCCATTTAGTAATATTTTTATATTGAGTGACTACATTTGCGTTATCAACTTTTTTAATCAATCCGCCATTTCTTAATCTTTGAACAATGTCGTTTCTTGCACTCACTTGATAAGCGATAAATGAATCATCGCCCTTTGCTAGATAATTATTTATATCCCTGCACTCTTGCAGTAAATCATTATCATCTGAAAAAACAATGTTTAATCCCTTAAGTGATAATGTAAAATTATCAGGGCATGAAAATCTTATCCAATACGCTTCGATCCCACCGATTGAACTTTTTTGCCAATCACTCGGTTTTTCAAATGAGATAAAACCAGAACGATCAAAGCCATTTGTATCATCAATAACTGATAAACTTGTAAATGATCCATTGTAATAACTCCATTGAATAAATTCACCTGTTGCATCTTGATTTTTTTCAACATAAAAATTGTTAAATGGTTTATATAATCCAATGTAAACAAAATCACCAATTACATAAGTTATGTCAAAGAAGTCTCTCAGGTAGTCTATAGATTTAAAAGTGTAATCATTATAAATTGATTGGTCGTAATGCAAAAATCTTAATTCATTCATTGTGTATGCCCTCGCATTTTACATTATAGTAAATGTCCTCAGTCTTCATGCTCCAAAATAAATGGCCTAAAACAATTCCAAATAATAAAACTATCAATGGATATTTATGTGAACCTCTAATTACATGAGCTGAAATTGATTCCTGCTTACCTTTCTTCCAAATAATAAATACATCAAATATAATTAAACTTGATGCAATTATAATTAAAAATAAAACTGTTAAATTCATATCGCTTTCCAATGTAGATATAAGTTGCATTTAACAACGGCATCAATTGAATTAGTGTTTGTGTATTTCAACCTTAAGTAAAGTCCTGCTATTATTTTCGCAGGATAATCTAGCTGAACGTTAAGCGATTCATTTATTGGTAAATAAAAATCTTTAATGAACTCATCTAATACAACACCTGCGCCAAAACCAAGCACGTTATCCTTGTCCACTACTTGAAATGTTATCTTATCATCTTGCCCGATATTCTTAACAATCAATTTTCCGCCATTAATATATCTTTCTTGTGTGATTTGATAATCAATATCCTTAGATGAATTTGCGCTTACAGTGTCAGTAAAAGATGCACCTCTGAAACGCATACCCTCAGAGTCAGAAAATGCCTTTGATCTAACAACTTGTTCATTTGCTGAATTTCTATCATGTAAGTAAATACTCATATATCCTTAGCTCCAAATGATATTGCTCTGATCCTTTGAATTGAACTTAAATTATCTCTAACAATGAATTTAATATAATCATCTGTCGGATAAGTTCCCTGCTTTTTAATAATGAACGGAGATGCAGGGCCAAATTTAGCTGAAATAAATGTTCCACTTGATGATGCTACGATGTTAAAATCACCGCCATCTCCAACAGAAAAAAGTGAATCCATTTCACCAGTTCTTTTTAATGGCAAGAATTGGAATATTGTCCCCTCTGATCTAACTTCAATTAATAACCCATTAGTAAGTTCAGTATTTAAATCTAAAAACCTATCCATTCTTACGTTGCCTGCGAAGCACTCAATTGTTAGTGAGTTGATAACATAATCAGCATCGGCAAATGGTGGAATAATAAATTCAACTTGGGTAACTGCGCCATTTACGGCCATGTTATCATTTATTCCATTTTTTGCAGGAGTAAAAGAAAGATTTCCTAAAACCTGTGGCGCAGATGTTGCCTTAACGTAAAGTTTCTTGAAACCTTTTTCCAATACAACGTCAGCGGAGTATTGCTCGTCTCCGCCGACTATTTGAACTGGACTTGATGCTTGATTAAAACTTAAATCAGCCACTAACTAATCCCCACTATTGTGCTGTATAAATCTTGTGCTTGATTATCTTTGTTAGTAATAACAACTTCAATATCAACACTAGATGCATTAAGTCCTTTTTGGAAACTCCAGTTCACGTTTGGATTTGCAGTAGAATTAAATCCAACTGCTACTGTTACAGCGTTTATTTTTAATTCAGCTTTTAATTTTCCTGATCCTGAAACATAAACATCTTTCAGTTTAAAATTTGCAGGTGCAGAAAATGTTTGTGTCGTAGTTCCGTTAGACGCAATCGCACTGCCTTGATGAAAGTTAAACGCTTCAGTTTGATTCTCGAAAAATTCAACTGGTAATGGGTTAGCACTAGAAAAAGCATTTCCAGCTTCATCTTTTAAATGCGCCGAAACACTGTCACTAGACGCTGACAAATCCCTAATATCAAGATCAGTCGCAGAAACAGTTGCAGTTACACTTGATCCTGAAACATCAACCTTATCTGTTGCAAATGCAAGGTCTCTAATATCTAGATCAGTTGATTGAATTGTCACAGTGTTTGCAACATCTACAGACCATGATCCGCCTTGATGAGCTGTCACACTATCAGTTGCATTGCTCAAATCTCTTATATCCAAATCAGTCGCACTAACAACGGCGTTTATCGAACCATCTGCATTTACTTCAACATCGTCAGTTCCGTCAGTGATTTTAACCTTTGATCCAGATGCGAAATTTGTGTCAATCGATCCGTCAGCATTTACTTTTAATTTCTGTGATGGCGTTGTTGCGTCTGAAACAATAACATCAACATCGCCAGATGCTTGTGTTCTAATTGGTAAACTTGAATTGTAATCAGCCATGATTTTACTCCTTAGATGCAGTCAATTGCATCATTTAATTCTTTTATTCTTTTATCTTGATTCTCGATATTTTCTTTCAGGCGCGCAATTTCTTCCTCGCGCTCGAATATTCTTAATTCCATTTCTTCTTTTGCACATTTTACCTTAGATAACTCTAATTTCTTTTTAGCAATGTCTATCTTAGATGTCATATAATCCGCCTGTTATTGTTGATTCAAAAAATTCTGATGTACTTCCATTATTTTCAACGAAAATTTCTACCTTGTCACTAGCAATAAGTTTTTTTTCTTTAAAATCAAAATCAACGTTAAAGTTAGTCCACCATGTACGCTTAACCATAACAACTTGATTGTTGACCTTAACGATAAATCTAGCAATATTATTTCCACTGCAAGTACAAAGTAGTAGATCAAATGCTTTCCCGACTGGAACAGTAAATGAATTGATTAATGTTTCAGATGCAACTGGAACAACACTGGCAGAATCATAAAAATGATTTACTGGCCCTTTAGTTGTTTCACTGACTAGTATCGGTTGATTATCAATTAAAACACGTTGGGCATTTTGCCCCTGTGAGTTTTTTCCAATTGTGTGACCTAGCCCAATCACTGCCATTAGATAGCCTCACTCTTAAACGCTTTAAGCATTTCTTTTTCGCTCGGCAACTTATCACGAGTAGGATCAAAATATAACCACACAATCCATTTGTTACCATCTTTCATTGGTGATTGATAATTGAATGCCCTGCCGTTTATTTCATTTGTGTATTTCTGAAGTAATACAAGATTGATTCGATTACTCGCCTCGATTGAACCCATTACCAATGATAAATTTGTTATGTCACTCATTGAATTGAATGGCCCTTAAAAAAGGGAACGGCCGAAACCGCTCCCAATTATTTTAGAAATTAAACACCATCTGCGTCGAATACTGCCATTCTTAAGCCAGCAGGATCAAGATTGATACCGCCGTACATATGAGTTAAAGCATAGTCAGTTTTTTGCCCTAAAACTTGTCTTTGAGATTCAAATTTTGGAGCGATTTGTCTTGCGAAACCGATTGCATCTTGACAGAAAACTTGAAAACCGCCATCAATAATTGATGCCGAGCTTGATTCAAGAACTGTGAAACCATAGATTCTTGTAATGTAACCCGCTTGTTTTGGTTCACTGTTGCCAAATTTATCAGCGTCGATAATACCGCTATTCTTTAAAAGTGCTTCAATGAATAATGGTGATGCAACTAAATAACGTCCAACCTTTGGAGTGTTTTGAACGTCAAGAACTCTTTTAGCCTTTGCAATATCCTCAAGTGCATTTAAAGATAGAGCAAATCTTTGAGATGCGTTTGCATCAATTAGCCCTAATAAATAATTATCAACTTCTGCCGATAATGATTTTGCACCATTCTTAACAGCTTCAGAAACTAACATTGCCTTAGATTGGATTGATGCTTTGTCTGAAATTGCAAATGGGATTGACTTGTGTCTATTAAGAGATAATTGAGCAGTTTGTAAAACAATTGACTGTGGAGTCATGTTTGCGTTCTCGATAACGTCTTGAACTGCAAGTGCGTTAAATAGAGGAACGTCTAATCTATCCATTCCTGCACTAACTTGTGCTGTAAAATCTTTTACTGCGCCAAGCATGATTGCATTTTGGATCAATGTTTCAGTAACAATTTCCGAGACCCTTTTCTCGATAACTACTGCTGTGTCTGTTGTAGTTGTAATGGCCATTTAAAAACTCCTTTTAAAAATTTGATAATGCCTTAATAAATAAATCGTCCTTTTCTTTTTTACTTAATTCATCATAACTTGATCTTGAGTTTTCGCCAACAGGTCGAGATGATGCTTGTCCATGCACTTTTTTGTTGTTAAACATATAAGGTTTCTTTTCTTTAACTAGTGAAACCGCTTCCTCGATTCCTTTGACAGTCAATGCGTCTTCGTCAATAACTAGAATATCTCTAGGTAAATTTGAAATAACATCATTAATGTCAAATGCATCTGGTGCGTGTTTCGCTACTTCAAAATGAACTTTCTGTTTCAACGTTTCCTTTTTAAAGTGCTTGATTTGCTCATTCAACTCATGAGATTTATTTTTTTCAATTTCAAATAAATCTTTCCAGTTTTCACTTTCCTCTAATTTTTTGGCTTCATTCTTCTCAACATCTGATTTCAAACCTTGATATTTAGATTTCCATTGTTTCGATTCATCTAAAATTCTTTGATTAGTCGATTCAAGTTGCTCTAAACGTTTCATAACTGCATCAACGTCAACAGTAGGTTTTTCCTCATTAGTTACATTTTCTTTTTGTTCCATTTCTGGTTTTTCCATTTAATTCTCCTTGGTTGTTCAACCGAATATTTTCTTTGCCACTAGCGATGCGATTTCTGCAAAACGCAAAGTGATTGATCTACTAAACTTTTCACCCTTATTTGTGGGTAACATTCGTCTAACAGTTTGTGATTTTCCTGCTCCTTGTTTATTATGCACATCAAATAATTCATCTGTAAATGTTATTTCAATGTCTGACTCTTTCGGTGTGATTTTTAATGAACTTAAAAGTTTTCCGCTTAAAGTTAAATTTACTGGTCTTGGCTTTTTATTATATTCAAGAAATTTAATATTGAGATGCTCTATTAATTCACCGATTTGTTTATTTTGCTTTACTGCTTGCTTGCTTGCACGAAATGACTTTAATTCTTTGCTTGATAATTTATTCCAAGCAATTATTTTCCCATTTGGAAGTGTTCTAAATGCTGATTTCATATTTATTTGCGCTAAATATGAATCAGAATATTTTGCAAATCTACCGAACCCTTGAACTGGCGAGCGTCCATTTTCAATTTCATTTAATATTAAACCCTGCAACTCATTTGATGTTTGTTTAATGAACTCATCACGATACTTATTAAGTGATTTTTTCATTTCCTTTGAATCAACTTTAGCTTTAAATTTAAAACCCATTTAAGAACTCCTCTAGATAATCCACGCCTAAAATATCACTAAGATTAATTCCGCCAGTAGTTCTTGCAGTTGTTCTAATCGATCCAGGAAATAATGATGTCGCCTGAGAAGTTCTATTGCTAGATTGTCTTCTTGGTGTCGGTTCATTATCATTTGGTTCTGTATCTTTATATTCATCAATTATTGTTTTTATTTTTGATTCAATATCCTCTTTAAATCTTTCGTCCTCATCTGGAATAAAACGTCTTAATGGCAATTTTGAATCACCTGAAAAATTATTGTGTCCGTCAGCTTTACCAACTTGTTTTGCTTTAAAAATTCCAACTTCAATTTCTGATCCTCGCCTTGACTCAAATGTTAGAGCATCAAGCATATCGCCTTTTAATTCTAGGTTTGGATTTCTGTCGCCATCTTTTTGTAATTCAGCATATTTTTTTGAAAGTTTATCGAATTTTCCATAACCATCAACAGGTGATTTTCCGTCTTGTAAATAGATTAATATTTCATTG